GCAAAGCCCGCTGACACGATCCACCCTGACCGAGACAAGGACCGTGTGCCCTGCAAGATCGAGCCTGTCCCTGCACCGACTAAGGCTACGCCTGCACCGGCTAAGCCCGCGCCAACGATTGAGGCCCCGAAGGCCAAGCTGGCCAAGACTGGTGCTGCCTCTGAGGCCGCTGTGATTAGTATCCTGTCGCTGCTGTTCGGTGCAGCTACTGTGGCCGTGGCCTGGTTCGTTGGCCGATACGGTACGACTCGCTGACACATAAGATAGAGGGCCAGTGCTGGTTAGTGCTGTCCCTCTATCTTGCCCTGATAAATAACACAAAGGAGAACCAATGCGACCACAACGACAGCACTATAATGATGCTGGTTTCGACCTCTCTACGAAGACATCCGTCGTCATCTACCCGGGTGAGACGGTCTTCGTACCAACAGGGTACTGTCCAGACAAGCATGACATCCCCGACGGCTCTGTCGGCCTTGTCTTTGCCCGCTCGTCACTGAGCAAGAAGGGCCTGCTCCTCGCCAACGGTGTCGGCGGCCTCGCACCCCGGGACGCAGGGGGAGGGACAGGGGGGGTGTGGCGGGTGAGCAAGGACACCCCTGTCGTGCTGGAAGAACATGAGCGTATCGCGCAGATTGTTATTGTCAGGCTAGAGGGCACCTCGGCTCTCTACTCACAACCACCCATCAAAGCAGATAAGAAGCGCGGAAAGGGTGGTTTCGGATCAACCGGAAAGGTTAACTAATGATTGACGTTTACTCCAAGCCCCGCTGCCCTCAATGCACGGCTACGTACCGCAAGCTGAAGGCGCTTGGACTGCCCTTCAATAGCATCGACGTAACGGAAGATGCGGATGCACTGGCGTTTATCCGCGCACTGGGTTATCAGCAAGCACCTGTCGTCGTTGTGCATGAAGGTAAAGGCATTAAGAAACACTGGTCTGGCTTCCGACCGGACCTCTTGAAGAAGGAGACACAGAATGACTAAGGTTACAAACCCTATTAAGCTCGAAGAAGCGCGCGCCCGTATGGCTAAGGCTCGTGCCGCTCGTGCCTCAATGAAGCATCCAGATAGTGTTGAGCAGCGTGTGGGCACTGTTCGACAGCTTGTGGTACGTCAGTTCACTGACGCGGGCTTGTCAGCAGCAGATGACGGAAAACTGCTTGGCGCTGATTCTCCGCGTTATTACTACAATAAGCTGGTTAAGGGATCGTTGACCCTAAAGGACATGATCTTGTTGGGGGACTACATGCCTATTGACTGGACGCTGATCTTCAAGTCTGTTCGGCAGCCGAAGGACGTTCTGCGACCTGTCGATGTTGAGGCAGTGCCTATCGACATGGGGTTCTCAGAGCCTGGGGATAACCCATTTGCTGATTACTTCACTGAAGTGGACGGTGCGTGATGGAACCAAGTCTGTTGGAGTTCGCGCGAACTTTCGATATCGGCCCGATCAAGGTCATCCGGTGCTTGTGTCGTGCTGGGTACCTAAAGCGCGGTTATGGGTCTAAAATGCCTACTGAGAAGGCTAAAGGTCTTCTCGGAGTGCGTACCGTTGTTACCAACAGCGGGAAGCGGAAGAGTTATCATAGGCAAGTGTTTGTGACAGACGAGGGTATTCAAGCCCTTACTGAAGTCATCAATGCTGAGCAGTCGTATATGGGTCCTTGGGAGATTAAGCGATGAACTGGAATGAACTTTCTGCTGATGTGGACATGTGGATCAGCAACTTCGATGAGGGGCGTGGTGGTTTCGCCCTTGATCGTGTTGTCATCCACCACAACGCAGGTAAGGCTATGACACATGCTGGTGTGTATGGGGCCTTCACTAATAATGGAACTTCCGCCCATTACAACGTTGACATCGACGGCAACATCTGCCAATTCGTACATGATTCCGACACAGCATGGCACTGCCCTGGTGTGAACAAGAAGAGTATCGGCATCGAGCACGCAAACTGCTCTGGTGCTGAGGGCGGATGGGATGTCGGGGATGAGACCATCGACGCGGGTGCCCATCTGACCGCTGCTATCTGTCGTGCGTACGGGCTTGGTCGTCCTGAGTGGCGCTCCAATGTGTTCCCCCACTCGGATTTCTACTCGACTGCCTGCCCGGCTTCCTTGCGTGATAAGTACGCGGGCGAATACATCGAGAAGGCGCAGGCGTACTACGACAATCTTGATGCTGAACTGCTCAACAAGGAAGGCTGGGTGTCGCAGGACGGCGGTTGGTGGTACCGCCTTGAGGGCGGCTCGTGGGAGACTGGCTGGTTCCCTGTTAATGACAAGTGGTACTACGCCAACGAGAAGGGTTGGTTGCAGGTCGGCTGGCAACACATCGACGGCAAGTGGTACTTCCTGCACAATACCCATGACACCCGTTATGGTGAGATGGAGACCGGCTGGATCAAGGACGGTGAGCATTGGTTCCTGTTGAACGATAAGGGGCAGATGCAGACCGGCTGGCAGTTGGATAAGGGCAAGTGGTACTACCTTGAGGAAAACGGCGCTATGCGTACCGGCTGGCTGTCGTACAAGGGTGATGACTACTTCTTCACCGACACCGGCGCTATGGCTGTCGGACTGTACCAGACTCGCCTCGATGGTGCTTGCTCGATCTTCGGTGAGGACGGAAAGTTGCTCCATGGCCGCATCGTCGTTGAACAAGACAGTAATGGAATCGTGAAGCTGGTAGAATCTAAGTAACACTTACTTAGGAGGTACTGGACATGGTTCCTGAAGTCTTGACTACAGATCGAACGAAGTGGGCAGTGTTGACGCCGGAACGTCGTAAGGCGATTTACGGCATCGTTGCAGCATTGCTTGCCGTTGGTGTCGCTTATGGGTTTGTTGCCCCTGAGCAGTCGGCACAGTGGCTCGACGTGGCTGATAAGCTGCTGGGCCTTGTGGCGCTGCTCTTGGCAGCGTCTCATACTGGAGGCACGTATCTTGCCCCGTCCTATGGCACTCCTGACGCTGAGTGACATTTAGTGTGGACACCCCCTACTTGTTGGTAGGGGGTGTTCGCTATAATAAGGGCTATGAAGAATCTACTTAGTACTATGTCAGAGCCAAGGTCGGTGACGGCGGTGATGGTGGTTATTTACACTGCTATCTCGGTTACTGGTCTTGGCTTTATTACGAGCTGCAGTTCGCTTCCGTGGGTTATCACCCTTGCGGGGGTACTAATGGTCGCATCTGGGATTATGGGCGCGCCCTCGGCGTGGTTGGGTTCCTGGTGGTTGGAAGGCCCCGCTGCGCTTGTCGCTGTAGTTGGCATTATGTTGGTGTCAATTAATGAGTTTGTGCTGACCACGGCACATGTTCGCTGGCCACTCCATGTTATTATTTTGTCAATAATCATTGCATTGTTCTTCCTGGGGCGTGCTCTGCGTGTGTGGCCGTATTCGTATCGGCCTGGGGTTCTGCCGAAGAGTGAGCTAGAGAAGGCTGAGGAACAGTACAATAAGACAAGACAGGAATACCTTTCAACCGTTAGTGAGTAACAAGGAGTTAGCATATGAACACGGCACTAGTGGGCTTGGTGTGCTCTGCCGTAACCCTTGTTATCAAGGCTATTATCGACATGTGTGTAGATCGTTATAAGAAGGCCAGAGAAGTCCAAGAGGCCCGTGACGATCTGGAAGCTGAGCTGCGCACGCAAGCGTTCCTGTGGAAGGAACATGCCTATGCTGTGCGTGTCGCTGCTGTTCAAGCTGGTGTGAAGGTAGAGGACTTGCCTTCGGTACCGAAGGAGGATTGATGCTGTTTATTTGGTTCCTGGTGGGTCTTGCAGTTGGCTTGGCTGCTGGCATTGCAGGCACGTATATGTACCTAGACAACAAGTTTGAGAAGACTGTGAAGGATGTGCTCAATGATGTCGCAGAACAGCTCGCACAATTTGCTGACGAGTGACGACCCAGAGCTGCGTGGTAAGCGCGACATGGCCTTGTCGCTGCTGAAGCGCGGCACTGAGCGAAACAAGATCATTAAGGCGACAGGCTTCACGTCTGAAGAACTGTTCATCATCGAGCAGTCATACTACGACAGCCGACAGGAACTCTCACCTCGCAACATGCGCATCAAGCAGCTTGATCGTCTTGATGCACTTGTCGATATGGCCTACAGCCAGATCGAGGTGTTCGGTCTTGCTGATGAGAAGGGCAACTGGGGCCAGAACCTTCAGGGCCTTCTTGCGGTTTTGCGTGAAATCTCCGAGGTTGCGAACTTGAAGCGGCAGACGGTGACTCATGAAATTCGCGTGATCGAAGAGAAGCAAGTCAATGTCATGCTGTCGTTCACTAATCAGGTGTTGGAAGAGTACACAGCTCTCATGTACCCGCACCTGTCTGCTAAGGCAAAGCGTGCCTTGGAGACCAACAAGGCTGACTGGTTCTCTCAGGCTGTAAACAAGCCTGCCGCTTTGCTTGAAGCGACTGTGGAAGTTGAGGGTGAGTAATGCTGCCCTTTGGTGCTGTCGCCAAGAAATTCTCAGATGCTCAGCGCCTTGAAGTGTGGCGTAACAACCCTGCCAAATGGGCTGAGGACCACGGCCTGTTCATGTGGTCTAAGCAGCGTGAAGTTTCACAGTCGGTTGTTAATAATCAAAAAACCCTTGTGGTTACTGGCAACGGGGCAGGCAAGTCAAGGCTGTCAGCCACCCTCGTTAACTGGTGGGTAGACACACACCCTGTCGATGACACGACAGTGGTCACCACGGCAACAAACTGGAAACAGGTTCGTAACGTCCTGTGGAAAGAGATTCCCCGTGTCAAGGCTGTCGCTGGCATCAGTGGCAAGGTCAACGCCGACGCGACATGGAAGATGGGAGACCGACAAGACCCTATCGCCTTCGGTATGAAGCCAGACGATAAGGACGAGTCTGGCTTCCAGGGTGTCCACGACCAGTACGTCCTCGTGATCATGGACGAGGCCGGAGGCATCTCCAAGGAAATCTTCACTGCAGCCGACGCCATCACGACGAACAAGTTTGCACGCATCCTGGCCATTGCTAACCCGAATGACCCATCGTGCTACATGGCCGAGGTGTACAAGCGGGAGATGCGCCTGAAGCCAGAGGAACGCTCGTGGAACATCATCCAGTTCGGAGCATACGACACGCCTAACTTCACAGGCGAAGTCGTGCCTGTCGAGGTTGCGACTCGTCTTGTGCAGGTTGACTGGGTTGAGGCGCGTAAGAAGGAATGGGGTGAGGATGACCCCCGCTTTGTCGCACGTGTCCTTGGCGAGTTCCCTGACGTGTCTGACGACGGCCTGTTCAACATGGGCCGTGTCATGCAGTCGATGGAAGCCTACGACACGTCAGAGCCGGACGAGGGTATGCCGATCACCATTGGTGTTGACGTTGCCCGTTATGGCTCCGACAGCTCGGTGATTGTGTCGAACCAGGGTGGCTACATCAAGATTCATGGGCGCTACCAGGGGTTGAATGGTCCTGAGCTTGCTCGTAAGGTTGGTGAGCTGGCAGTCGAACTCGGGGCTGTCGAGATTCGTATTGACGCGATTGGTGTTGGTGCATCTGTTCTCGATAGTATCTACAATTACGTGCCGCCTAGCATGTCTGTCGTTGGTATCCATGGCAACGCAAAGTCTGGGGATAGCACGAAGTGGTACAACTACCGCGCTGCTATGTACGATCAGTTCGCTAAAGCTGTCGCTGATGGTCGAGTCTTCCTGCCGGATGACGATGAACTCCACAACGAAATCGCTTCGATTAAGTATGAGTATCGCGGGTCGGCAATGCTTATCGAATCGAAGGAAAACATGCGTAAGCGTGGCATTAAGTCGCCTGATGTTCTTGATGCTGTCATTTATGCATACCAGAATATTGGGGCAATTATGGCTGGTGATTCAGAAGGCCAGTATTACTCACCGGATGACCTGCTCGAAGAGGATGACCTCTTGGACTTCATGTTCGAGGAAGAGTTGTCTGTATTTCTAGCATGATAGGATAATTAGCATGAAGTATGAGCAGACGTTTAGAGAGGCTATGGGGGCCTTTTCCGACACCCTAGCGCGTCTCAAGCGTGAAGACATTGGCTGGTTGCCTTTGTCTGCTGTCGAGGGTCCTGATTCCCTCATTACCCTTGATGTGATTAGGGATCATTCCGCGCGTGCGCGTCGTTTGGCTACTCTCAACCCTATTGTGAAGCGTGGCTTGGTTGTCCGTAATGCCTATATGTGGGCTGATCCGGTCGTGTATAAGGGTGAGACGCGACCGGCCCGCAAGGTGATTGACGAGAACGCGAAGGCGTGCTTTAGTGTCCAGGCCCGTGTTCGAGATGAGCAGTCGTTCAATACGGACGGCTGTGTCATCTACTTGATCGACAAGGCGACGAAGACTGTTATGCCTGTTCCGCTCATGCGCCTTGGTGGTGTGGCGACCGATGATGTGACCGGCGATGTCGTTGCTGTGCTCATTAATCCTGTCGTGAGTGGTGATCCACAGTGGTACATGCTGTGGGATCGGGTGGGTGTGAAGATCACTAAGTCTAACTACAAGGTGAATCGGCGCTTGACTGCTGTGTACGCGACCGTGAACCGGCTGATGTCAGAGCAATACGGCAAGCCTGATCTCATGAGTGCTATGTCGTATGCGCAGCGGTACAAGGAACATCTTGAGGTTGCGCACCTTATGGAGAAGTCCCTGGCAAAGCTGGCCTTTAAGGCGACGAGCGTCAACTCCAGGCAGCAACAGGCCGTTCAGCAGCGTATGGCTGGTCCTGGTGTCGGTGGCACTGCGAACATTGGCGCGGGGCAGGACATTCAGGCGATTAACAAGGCTGGGGCCGGAATTGACTTCTCGGCTGGTACGCCTCTTGCGGCTATGGTGTCGGCTGCCCTTGATATCCCTCTGTCGGTGTTGCTGACGGACGGCTCTGCTGGTGGACGACAGGGCGCTGAGACTGCGCTGGAAGACCCGACGTTTAAGGCGTTGGAACTGCGACGCCAACTGCACATCGATATGCTGAATGAGATTGCTGCGGCTCTCGGTATCAAGGTGTCGATTGAATACGGGTCAATTAACAATGACCAGACACACCGTCGTATTCAGTCTTTGACGCTTGCGTATCAGAATGGCGCGTTGCACCAGGTTGAAATGCGCTCCGGTGTCTTACAGTTGTTGAAGATTGCTGGGTCCTTGCCGTTGGAGGATTTGCCTGAGTTGCCTTCTGAAGATGGGGGCAAGGAAGACTCGACATCGACAAAGAGCGACGACGAGACCAAGGACGGGCGTGCGACAGGTGTCGGCCCCCTGTCTGATGGGACAAATGATAATAGGAGTAAGGGGACAGATGCTTAAGCTGCATGAGTCAACGGCGGCTGTCGGTACTGAGTCTCTTGGTGAGGGAAAGTACCGCATCCGCATTATCGTGCCCGGCCAGGGTTCTAGTGGTATCTACACTGCTGAGAACCTGGCTGAGTCTGCGCCTTTGTTTAAGGCGGGAACTGAAATGTTCATCGACCACCCAACTGAGTCTGAGGAATGGGAGCGCCCCGAGCGTTCTATTCGTGACTATGCTGGCGTGTTTCTTGAAGACGCGACAGTAGGGGAAGATGGCGCACTCTACACCATCTGTAAAGTATTCTCGGGTGTGAATGAAATTATCCGTGATAAGTGGGAGCACATTGGTGTTTCCATTAACGCCTGGTGCAACGAGCCAATTGCAGAAACAGGTGTTGTTCCTGTTTTTGCTGGTGTTCGCTCAGTTGACTTCGTTACCACGCCCGGTGCGGGTGGCGCAGTTATTGATCTGCTAGAATCAAATCGAAACAACTCTATTACTAAGGAGGCGGGCGTGGACAAGGAGATCGCGTCCAAGTTCAGCGACCTTGAAACTAAGTTTGCTACTCTTATTGAGGCACTTGGTTCTAAGCTCGATTCCGTTGTGACTTCTATTCAGGAGTCCAAGGAGGAAGAGAAGGTCGAAGAGGCATCTGTCGATGTCGATGCCGCTATTGATGCGGGAAAGAAGATTGCTGAGTCTGGTCTGCCAGAGGCGGCTGTCGTGCGTGTTCGTGAAGCTGTGAAGAAGGGCGTGGATGTTGAGTCCGCTCTTGAGGCTGAGCGCGCTTATCTCAAGGAGGCTGTCGCTGCGACTGCCACCCCCGTTGTTGATGAGTCTGCCGGGGTTTCCTTGAAGGAGTCCTACGCTAAGATTGGTTGGAAGTGATCTTAATGGCGGGTATCAAGAAGTTCCCTCTGACGGGTAACAAGGATAACCAGATTTTTGAGTACAGCGACACTTTGTCGCTTGAGATTGACGACGCGCAGAAGCACCTGAAGGCCGGTGACGCGGTTGTCGTCAACAAGGAGGCTGGTATTGCTGGCATCCTGGTGTCGGATGTCGCCCCAGGTGAAGAGAAGATGGATTACGCGACTGCTGCTGAGGCTTTGACTAAGCCGACGTATGGGCTGAACCGCGCCAAGCACGCCTCGGTTCGCGTGAAGGGTGGCGTGTTCGCGCTCAAGGTTGACGGCACTGCTCCGACGCCGTTCAAGCCTGGCACGCTCGTGTACCTGAAGGCTGCGACGGCTGGTGCCAAGCCCACCATTACTTTCACTAAGGCGGGCGCGGACGTTGTGCTCGGTTGGGTGAAGGAACCATACAATGCTGCCGTTAAGGATGGCATTTACCAGGTTGTTCTCGACACTCGTCCACTGGGCTGAAAGGTTTAACTAATGACTACTTTTGAGGAAAGGCAGCTTGAGTTCAACAAGTTGCTGGAAGCTTCGTTTGCTGGCGATAAGATCGCTCAGGCTAAGCTGAAGGAGGCTGTCACCACTGACAGCCTTGCTCCTACGATGTTCGTTAACGCTGCTAATGTGCAGTTTGTTAACACTTACGAGTCTTACGACTCGATTTGGCCGAAGATCGCTGAGAAGGTTCTTCTCAACGACTTCCGTCCTGCTGCTTACCTGTCGCTGAACTCGGACATTGCGTCGATGCCTATCGACAACGGGGGCTTCTCGCCTATCCAGGACACGCTGCCCGCGATTCCTGAGCTGACCCCTTACCCGACCCTGACGTACACCGGCAATGGCCGCTTCGTTGAGGTTGGCAAGCATGGCGCGCGTCTTCAATTCTCGTTCGAAGCAATCGTCAATGACGATTGGAACACGATTGAGAAGCTGCCGACTGACGCGGGCCGTCTCGCGGCTCGCACTGAAGACCTCCTGGTCCTTATGACCTTGTTCGACCCTCGTACCAAGAACATCAAGACCAATCTGGGTCGTCAGCTTGACCTGTCGAAGGTTCCTGCAGAGTTCAAGGGCGAGGCCATTCCCGGTGCGAACGGCAAGGATGCTCGTATTTCCTACGGCGCTATCACTGCTGCTCGTTGGCAGGCTCTTAACACCAAGTCTGAGTCTGGTCGCACTGTTACCGTTCCTGGTGGTTTCGCTCTGGTTTGCTCGCCTGCTCAGGCTCAGCTTGCGCGTGAGATTCTTGCTATCCGTGAGATTCGCACGACCAACGGCAAGACGACCACGATCAGCACTAATACGCTGACTAACATTGAGGTTGTCGAGTCTGATCTCATTGGCACCATTGTTGGTGACGACGCTTGGGCGCTTGTCCCCAAGGGAGGTAAGGCTGGCGATAAGACCACTATTGCTAAGACCTCCATGCGTGGCCGCGAGAACCCAGAGCTGCGTGCTCACAATGCGACTGGTACGATGCTTGGTGGCGGCTCTGTCGATTACCGTGAAGGTAGCTTCGACAATGATGATGTCGAGATTCGTGTGCGTCAGATTGCTGGCGCTGGCCTGTTGAATCTTGACGGCGTTATCCTCTCTGCCGGTGGTCAAAACTGATCACCTCTGATCAGTTAGCTGATTAAGCAAGACCCCTGTGGCCCTTTGTCACGGGGGTCTTGCTATACTTGGTTTTATGAGCGAGATTGATTTTTCTTCACCTGTTGGACAGGTGCGTGTACTTATTCCTGATTTGCGTAAGTTGGAAGACTTGCGCGATTTGAGGAACGAGCCACGTTATCTTTTCGCGGATGAAGAGATCGAGGCTTTGCTCGCTGTTAATGGTGGTAACGTAAAGCTGGCTGCTGCTGATGCGTGTGACGCTATCGGCATGGATAAGGCTTTGCAGTTGCTTGTCTTGAAGACTGACGACAAGCAGACGGACGGCGCTAAGCTGCTGTCGGCTATTGTCGGACGTGCTCGTCAGTTGCGTGCGTCTGCTCGTGAAGACGAGGTGAATAACCTTTGCTTTGATGTTGTGCAGCCGACGTTTGAGCCTGTGGATTGGGCGGTGAACTTCTAGTGGCACTGTCGATCAATCCTAATATCCACCCCTTGTTCATCCACGCCTCTTATTACCCACTTCAACTGTTGGCTAATACGAAGGTGAGCGTCTACGAAACACCCGACACGGTGTCGTATGATTGGACGGCTGACAACGGTCTGTCGGCTAAGGACAATCATCCTGTGTGGAAGGGATGGGCGAATATTACACCTAATGTGGACTGGCGCGCTCGCAATCGTGAGTGGGCTGGTGAAGTGACTGGTGTCCACGCTTACCGTGTGCAGTTGTTGCATCTCGACAAGAACGAGCTTGTGTCGCAGGACTTGTGGGGTGAGCCTTCTGTACGTGTGTCGTTTGCTGAGGGTATGCGTCTCCAAGTAGACGAAATGCCAACTGACACAAGGGTTGAGGGCTTGAAGCTGGTTGTGCGTAATGCTCAAATTGATACGCTAAATTGGCAAGTGACACTGCTTTGCGATGTGGAGACTGGGGATACTGCTCATGGCTAGGACTAAAAAGACTGTGCGGTTTGATGGTCGCGTTGCCGGTATCAAGGTTACTGTCGATTCCGACCGTTATGGTGTTGCAGCTAAGGCGAAGAAGAAGATCGTTGACGCTGCTTGGAAGAAGGTTGATGCTGCTGCTAAGGCTGCGGCTGCTGCTTCTACTGAGTATGGGCGTCAATTGATTGGCACTGACCCCCGGCGTGTCGATACTGGCTATATGCGCGACACGTTCAGTGTTGATGCTTCTAAGGGCGGCAAGGTTGTTGAGATCGGCTGGCATAAGTGGGAGCGTGAAAAGCCCTACTACTCCTGGCAAGAGAACGGCACGTACGGTAATCGAACTTCTGGCTATCTGCGCTCTGGCTTGCGCGGGAAGGCACGCGGCGACAAGGGCACAAAGGGCATTGTTGCCGCTAAGTATCTTCCTCGTGTGACTGCTGTGTTCCGTGAAGAGTTTTATGGGAGGCTTAAGTGAAAGACCGGACCCTAGAGTTTGACGAGTCTTGCCTGGCCCTTTTGCGTACCATCAAGGGTATTGAGGTTTTCGATTCTTTTGCTCGTAAGGTAGATGCACCACTGTACATTGTGTACCACGGTGGCGCTGAGATCAATCGACAGCTACGAGGTTACAAGTCGGTTGCCGGGCACACCCTGGATGTCTATGAGCACCCATTCCACATTGATGTGTATGGCGAGGATAAGAGGCTTCTTAATCGGCTGGTGTCGGTTGTGAAGGAAAAGCTTATTGGTACTGTGTTGATTGATGGGTCGAATGGTATCAATATTGCTGCGTCTGTCGGTACGTCTAAGGATTTCGATTCGACTTTGCGTCCGGCTATTTTTCAGCACAGTATGAGTTTTTACGTCAACCTAGATAGAGGAGACTAATATGCGTGTGCGTAATGTGTACACGGGGATCGTGTGCGAGAAGTCTGAGGCAGAGCTTTCGGTCCTGCCCGACATGTATGAGCGTGTCGATGACAAGACACCACTAACCCAGCCGTCTTGCTGTGGTGCAGATGATACCATTGAAGACGACAATACTACTCAGGAGGACTGATTATGGCAAAGATGTTGTCTCCGAACACCACCATTTGGTGGGTTACGGCTGATGGTATCACGAGTACTGACGACTTGTTTAAGGCTGCTACCTACACGGGTGCCACGTCGAAGGCTGTCGATATTTCCTGCGCTATCGCGGCGGGTATGACGCTCGGCGCGACGGACAGTGATACTGACGATTCTCGTTCAATTTGCGATAGTGGTAACGCGAAGACCCCAACTATCGCGAACTACGAGGCGTCGCTCACCTTCTTCCGTGAGGAGATCGCTAAGGGTCAAAAGGCCGCTGGTAACACCAGCGTCTATGACAAGGCGTTCCAGTTGTTCAAGCGTGGAACGCTCGATGGGTTGAAGGAGGGCTACCTCGTTCAGCGCATTGGCTTCCGACAGGGCACCCCTGTCGAGGCTGGTCAAGAGCTGTCGGCCTTTAAGGTTGTCCCTGATAACCCAAAGGATGTCCTCGGTGACGGGGACAAGCCGATCCAGTTTGAGGTTCCCTTCCTACCTCAGGGCTTTATGCAGTTGAATAAGGCTGTCACTGCCTGATCTTCTCTGCTAGAATACCCCTGTACCTCCGAGGTGCGGGGGTATTCTCAGATCTGATTGGAGTAGACATGGCTTTCGAACTGTCTAAGATTATCTCGTCCATCAAGCCTACGGTCAAGTCTATCGACGTTCCGCTGAATACTGAAAACGCGGAGCGTTTCGCCCAACTGGTAGAGATTGCTAAGACCGCGCAACTGGTCGAGGCCCCGGCATCTCGTTCGATTACGGACACGGCACCTGGTGTCGAGCTTCAGGAGGAGCTTGAGGCTCTTCGCAAGGAGACGGTCACTCTTCGTCTGCGTGCACTTTCCAATAAGGAACTCAATGTTCTGAAGCGCCGCGTGTGGGAGGACAAGTTCTTCAGTACGAAGAACAAGAACGAGGATGAGCGGGCGGTTATTGCCGTTGAGCGTGAAGATCGTTTGATGGAGTATATCGTTGCTCGCTCCTGTGTCGAGATCATCGACAACTCCACGGGTGAATCAAAGAATGGCCTGACAGAAGACGAGGCAGCAGAGCTGCGTGGCCACCTGCCCGAGTTCCTGTGGCAGGAAATCTGCGGTACATGGAACGATGCACAGCAGCTCGGTGCTGTCGTATCGGAAGCAATTAGTGACCCCACGTTTCGTGGGGACGGAACTGAGCCGACCGGAGAACCAGTGGATGATTCTCTTGTTGAAAACGGCGAGGGCTGAGGGTAAGCCTCCGACGTTGTTTATCGGTGCTCCTGGCATGTTTGCTCGGTCAGTGCCTGCATGGGTTGGTGACGAGATGGACTCGGAGCCAATAGATCAAACTGAATACACGCCGCTTGATCTGGCCTTGTGTGCGGGGTATCAATACTATCTCGATAGTCTGTGTAACAAGTGTGGTACGCCGCTTTGGTATGGGCGTAGTGAGCATAGCGCGATTGAGTTCCATGTTGAAACATCGACATGCTATTCATGCGCTGAGCTTGATAGGTATCGTGAGCATAAGCATCCGAAACCCGGTGAAAGCTCATTTACTGTTCTGGATACTGTTGAGTATTCGGACGGCACGAAAGAATCATTGCCGACACCCATTGAAGCGCTTGAACAAGTTAGGTAGGAAGAGTCCCTGGTATCATTGAGGTGGTATCAGGGACTTTTCTTAGGAGTAAGAATGGCAGACGAGTCGATCAAGATTGACATTGACGTTAATGCCTCGGGTGCAGATAAGGCGGCGCAGAGCATTGGTGCTTTGGAAAAGCAGATTGGCTCGCTACAGAGTGCTGTCGCCACACTGAAGTCCCCATCTGGCCGTGGTGGTACGGTTCTTGATTCTTTGCAGCTTGATAGCTCGAAGGTCAAGAACCTGAAGGAATCTGCTACGGCTCTGCGGTCTGTGGCCGATGCGCTTGGTGCGCTGAATAAGGCTGCGGGTGATGTTAGCAAGGCTGATCTTTCGGCTGGTGTTGATAAGGCTGTTTCGGCATATCGACAGTTCATCCGTGAGACTCGCACGATGAACAACCTGAGCAAGGATCACATCGCTAAGCTGAAGGATACTGCTTCGGCTATGCGTGAGGTGGCTTCTGCGTCGAATGCCATGGCCGAGGCCGAGAATAAGGCGAAGAAGGCCCAGGCGGCGTTGAACCAGTCGCAGGCCCGTAAGACCGAGGCGCAGGCTGAGAAGCTTCGCGCTCAGGCAGCAGTGAAGCACGAGGATAATGCCCTGCCTTTGCAGCGACAGAAGGGCCGGGACGAGCGTAACTTGGTGAAGGCGAAAGGTGATGAGGCTGCTCGTCTTGCCGAGATTCAGGCTACGACAGCGTTGCAGCAGGCTGAGCTGAAGCTTGCCGGTACGACAGCAACCGCTGAGGCGAAGCGCGAGGCCGCTGCTGTGGCTGCATCTGCTCGCATTGCTGCTGCTCGTGAGGCTGAGGCTGGTCGTACGCAGCGTGCCATGATTAAGGAGCAGGGCGCGGGCGAGCGCCAGATGATGCGTATCAATGCGTCTCAGGCGAAGGCGCAGTTGCGTGCGAATGAGCAGGCGATTGAGAATGTTCGTTATGCTGCTCGCGACACGGCGGTGTATTACGGGACGATTACGGCTGGCCTTGGCACGCTGGTGTCGGCTGCTACGCAGGCTGGCATTGCACAGGAGCGTGCGTTCGCCGACGTGAAGCGTACCGCACAGGGCACGACACAGGATTTGGCCGAGCTTCGTAAGGCGTACACGGATTTGTCTACGCAGAAGGTTGTGACCCCATTTGCCGATCTAGCGAAGATCGGCACGCTCGGCGCGCAGATGAACATTCCAACGAAGGACCTGAAGGACTTCACGACGGCTGTCGCTGAGTTTTCGACGGTGACGGAGATGGATGTCGAGGCTGCAACGACAGCATTTGGCCGTTTCGGCCAGATGATGGGTGGCTTGCAGGAGTCCTCCAAGGGCGCGGGGGATGGCTACAAGATTCTTGCGAATCAGGTTGCTGATCTGGGTGCGAAGTCTGTTGCGACGGAGCCTGAGATCGCCAACATGATGGTGAGTATTGCCGCGCAAGGTAAGAGCGCTGGCTTTACTCAGAACCAGATTCTGGCCCTGTCGTCCACGTTGTCGTCGCTCGCTATTCCAAAGGAGTGGGCACGAGGCTCACTTCAGCGTATCTTCAACTCGATCAACGCAGCTGCTGCTGAGGGCGGCGACGCTATGCACACGTACGCCCGCGCTGTCGGCGTGACGGACGCCGAGTTCAAAAAGCTCTGGCGCGATGATCCGAATAAGGTGTTCCAGGGTATCTTGCAGAACCTTGCGGGCATTGGCGACAAGGTTCAGAAGGCTCAGACTATTAAGGACTTGGGCTTTAAGAATGTGCGTGACGTGGAGCTGCTGTCGCGTATGTCGAACAGTGTCGGCTTGTATGTAGAGCAGTTGGAGGAAGCTGAGCGGGCGTCGAAGAATACATCATTCATTGATGATTCGATGTCAATTATCACCGACACCATGTCGGCGAAGTTGCAGCAGTTCCAGAATGCTTTGCAGAATGCTGGCGCAGCTATGAACTCTAGCTTCATGGTGCCAATGAAGGCTATTGTTACTGTGGCGACACTGGCTGTGAATGCTTTCGCGAAGCTGCCCGCGCCTATTCAAGCGTTCATTGGTGCTTTGACGGCTGTGGGTGTTGCTCGCGCTGCTATGGTGGCGACGAAGGCCGCGCTAGTGTCGATGTCTGCGACGTACATTCAGATGCAGACTCGTGTTATGCAGGCGACGGGTCAGCAAACGTTGTCGTGGGGCGTGGTGTGGCAGGCTGTGAAGCAGGCTCAGGCTGGTGTCGTTGCGTATGATGGGTCGCTTGCTGCGAATACGGGTACTGCGAATGCTGCGGCTGCTGCGAATCAGCGTCTTGCAGCGTCGGATTCGGCTGTGGCTGTGGCTGCTGGTAAGGCGGCTGCTGCGAAGGAGGCTCAGGCGGCGGCGTCTGCTGTGACGACGGGCGCTCAGGTGGCTGCTGGTGCTGGCCAGGCTGTCGGCGCGTTGTCGAAGCTGTCTGCTGTTGGCTCTGGCCTGATGGCTATGTTTGGTGGGCCGTGGGGTCTGATTATTACAGGTGCTATTACGGCGGCGTCTGTCGCTGCGACGTACCTTGGTGACTCTTTCATGGGCGCGTCGGAGAAGGCTGAGAACTTGAAGGCTGCTGTCGGTGGTTCGTCGGCTATTCTGAAGGCTTTGGCTGAAGACACGAAGGAGGTCGGCTCTGGTGCTCAGACTTCTTTCGCTGAGTTGAACGCGACGATCCAGCAGAATGGTCAGACTCTCACGTCGAATGGTGAGGCACTGGGTTATTACGTGGATAAGTCTGGTCAGGTTGTTCAGACGACACGTGCTCAGGCTGAGGCGTTCGGCTATTCGACGCTGAAGATCGGCGAGCACACGCAGGCGCTGATTTCTGACGCTATTCAGGGTTCTGATTCTTTCAAGAACATGTCGAAGGATGTGAAGCAGGCGCTTGTTGACATGGGCTTCAGCTATGCGCAGTACATTAAGTTGGCAACGACGTCGGAGGCTGAGGGTGGCGGTAAGGCCGCCGCTGACGCTTATGTGGATGGGTACATTGCCCAGCTTGAGGCACGAAAGAATGAGATGATTGCTAAGCTTGATCCTGAGTCACCCTCTTATGCAACTAAGCGTGCGGACATTGCTTCGCAGTTTGAGGGGCAGATCAGTGCCTTGAACGAGGTAAAGAGCCAGACTGAGGGTGTCGGTGGCGCTATGCGTGACGCTTTGAATGATGCCCAGCTTTTTGGCCAGGAGATGAGCGAGGCGGGCGACAGCTCAGAGGAGGCGTCGTTCAAGATCGGCGACGCTAAGAACGAGTTCAAGGATCTGGGTGAGGTTCTTCGTTCTGTCCTTGATGAAATGTTTTCATCAACGGATGCTGCGGCTGCACTTGATAGCGCGTTGCAGCAAGTGTATGAATCTATGCAGCAGAATGGCACGTCGATGGACCCGAACTCTGCTGAGGGCCAGGCGAACATTGCTGCTATTGAGAATTACTTCCAGGCGATGGGGAATGCTGCTGCTGCTGGTATCGAGGAGATGGGTCTGACTGGTGAGGAGGCGTACCAGTACGCTCAGCAGTCGATCCAGGACACGATTGACTATCTGTCGGCCCAGGGCTTCGACATGAGCGCGTTCGAGGCTCAGCGCGACACCATGGCCGCTATCATCGCTCAGCCTTACCAGTCGGGTGAGGTGGATCATTCGGCGACAGATGCGTCGTTGAATGAGATGGTTGGTAATGCTGCGAATGCTGTGAGTCAGGCTCAGGGGTTCTTGGGTAAGGTTCAGGCTATTTGGCAGTCTATCCAGGGCTACATGTCGCAGATTGGTGGTGCGAAGTCACTGTCTGGCAAGGGGTCGTTTACTCTTGGCCAGAAGTCGAAGATACGTACGCCTACGTTTGCTTTGCGTAACAATGGGAAGTCGGCGTTTAGTGCCAACAACTTCCGTGCCAAGCCTCAGCGCTCGTCCGGCGGTGGCGGTCATTCGCCTCGTTCTGGCGGTGGTGGTCATTCGCCGTCGTCTCATGCCCGCAAGGAAACAAAGACTGCTGCTGAAATCTTCGAGGACTTCCTGTCGAGGCTGAAGTCTGCGCTCGACAAGGCGCTGACCTCCTGGTGGCGTTCGACAACGGCACAGGACAATTACCGGAAGGGTCTCAACAGCCTGAAGAAGGACGTGGAGAACACAACCAAGAAGGTGAAGGACCTTCGCAAGGAGAACGACAAACTCGCTTCTGACATGAGTAAGGCTCAGCAAGACTTGCATGATGCTGAATTCTTCCGCGCTGTCGCGCTGAAGTACGGCGACGAGGAGCGCGCTCAGTCCTTGCAGGTGGACATCGACGATGCCAAGGAAAAGATCAACGAGGGCCAGAACAAGATCAACGAGAACAACAACGAGATTGCGACGCTCCAAGCTGGTCAGTACGCGCTGAAGGGCTACACGGAAGCAGCTATCGCTAACCGTGAGGCGCTGCGCTCGTTGCAGTCTCAAATGGTTGGGTTGATCGAGGCATACGCTGCTGCTGGTCACTCGACGCAAGAGATCGAGGCGTACACTCAGAGCCTTAAGCGCCAGTTTATTGAACAAGTCACTCAGCTTGGGTTTAACCAGGGTGAGGTGACTGAGTTGGCTGGTGCCTTTGATAGCTTGACTGGGACGATTGGTCAGGTTCCTCGTGACGTGAAGGAGAACGTCACTGACCAGGGCACCATTGGTACGACACAGACCGGCATTGATGGCATCCATGGCAATCAGGTCACTGTGCCTGTTAATGCTGATACGTCTCAGGCTTATAACCAGCTGAACCAACTGTTGACGTATTCGCAGTACATCCAAAACGCTATGGCCAAGGGCTTGACCCGTGGCCAGGCGGCAGATGCTGCGCGTTACGCTGGCCAGGCTGGCCAGATTCGTCGCCGGTTTATGGGTGGTCCTATCCCCGGCTATGCAGGTGGTGGTTTGCTGCCTGGACGCCCACCTGCTAACCCGACCACCGACAATCTGCTGGCTACGAATGGGCAGGGCCTGTTCAAGTTGCGCAGTGGTGAGTACGTCATTTCCCAGCCTGCTGTCGATTTCTACGGCAAGGGCTTCATGAACGCGCTTAACACGATGCAGGTGCCTGTGGCGTCTGGTGGTGGTTACTCTGCTGGTGTCGGTGATGGGCTTGTTACAATTAATCCAGCGCAGTTCAATGAGCTTGTCCGGGCTGTTTCGACGACAGTCATGTTGAATGGTCGGGCTATTAGCAAGAACATCGACAGCAATAATGTGAGGAGTGGTAACCGTGGCGTCTACTAGGGGTTGTGAAACGCGAGAGGTGTACTTCGCTGTGGGGAACTTTATGTCTTGGTTCCCCGCGCCTGATGAGTCGCCCGTGTCGGACAATATTCACGCGGGTGACGGTTCGACAACGCTGCTCAATGGATTCGCGTACACGAACGGCTCGGTCTATGGTCATAAGCACTACGAGCTTACGTGGTCATTCCTTAACCGTGAACAGGCTGACTTGTTCCGTCGTCTGTTTATGAACAGGAACGACGAGTGGGTGAGCTATGCCGATCCGTTTGCGTTCAACAATATGTTGTCGCCTTTGATGGGTTTGCCCTATCTCCATTACCATGCTGGGACCCCCTTCGCGTTCAACGATTGGGGTAAGCAAGCACTGTTCCCTACGAAGGACATTGATGCTACTACTGGGCACCCTGGTGTCATTCTTAAGCCGAACATACTGAACATGAATAACCAGTTCATATCTGAGCGTGACAAGCTGAATGGGCGTGAGCAGTCGCTTGCGCTCAGTAAGCCTGGTAGTTACATGGAACGTGTTGTTATTCCACAAGGGTGGTATGGTACGTTCTTTGCTTACGGTTTTGAGGATAATAAGCGCCCGTTCGAGTGGAGCTTTGCGCGTGTTGATGGTGGTGATTTGCCGCTGCATGTGATTACTAAGCTGAAGAATCAGGTTTTCAGCTTCGGTGAAGGTGTGTGGGAAATTACTATGAAGCCTTTTCAAGATGGACATATTAGCTGGGCTAGTCTTCGCCTGACTAAGTATCCTGATACTTCACCAACTGAGTACACTTACTCATATCCTTCTGGTGGTGGCAATTTGAAGGTCGTTCCTGGTACTGCTAAGGTTTTGACTGTTAACAACTATCGCGGTCATTTTTCTGCTTCTGTGACGCTAAAGGAGGTTTACTCGTGGTAATGCGGGCGCTAGGCATTCCGGCTGAAAAACTTACTTCTTGGTCTGTTGCTGAAGATTCTGTGTCCATGGACATGGACATGACGACAGGTGGTTTTTCTGAGTACCATCTTGAAGGCGCTGGTGGCATTGAGCCAGCTCTCGTAATCAACAAGAAGGTCATTCTTGATGATGTTCGCTTTGGCCGCACCCATGCTGTCGCGCGTGCGTTGACGACAGGGCCTTGGTCCTGGTCTGCAACGCTTAATGATCCTTTCTATCTTCTTGATGTTGAGGGTTACGTTGAACCTAAGTACTATATTACGGTTTCTAAGGTTATTCAAGAGTTCTTTAAGGTGGCAGGTGTAAATGAGCCGCCGAAGATGTGGGTGCAGCCGTTCGTCATGAATGAGCTTAATCCCTTTTTGGACTCGTCTGTTGCTTGGGAGCCAGACTGGCTCTCCTTCCCTGGCGGCAAGGGCAATCTGTGGTCTGTTCTGAAGAACTGGCTGGCGAGTGTCGGATTTCAGGTTTCTTGGGTTTATGACACTATTGTGGTGTTTAAGAACCATTCTGTTCTCACGCGGCTTCAAGGTTACACAGCAGACTACAAGGTGAATTACGCTCAGTCTGAGCCTGCATCCTCTATCGAGTGTACTTATTATGAAGATCGGACATACAATTACCTGGCGACGTACAATGCAGGGTTCATCGAGAGTGATGGGGCTATTTCTTACAGTGCTGACACGCATAAGGCTGAGTGTCCGACCATGCTCATTTGGCCACCAGTCGCATCTAGTGAAACTCTGCTCGATGCCGATAAGAAGAGCGAGGTGCTATCTGTCGAGGCGGGAGAGATTAAGGAGTTCATTCTCGAGACACCTAACTTGATTAAAGGCGTCATGGGGCAGCCTACCTGTATTGATCCCACATATATTGGACAGTTCCATCGGCAGATTATCCAGGCTCCTAGGGGTCCAGGTGCCACTAAATACACACCGCCTTACAGTGTATACTCTGTTGTTGGCAAAGATAATAAGCCAATTACACCCGCTCAGTGGGTGGCAGAGGGTGGTCGTCTTACTGTTGAACTTGGTGATGAGCCAAACCAGCTTAAGGTTACAGTTACCGGGATGCTGAACAAGCGTTTTGGACCGTACCGTATTGCTGAATCGGATGGACAGAATGACTATTCGACACTGCGCATCTACGGCCAGGCAATGCCTTGTGAAGAAAAGGTTTTGACTTTCTACACTGGCTATCCTTACAAGACTGAGCCATTGAAGATTGGCTCTCGATTCATCAACAGCCTAGATAAGGCGTATGCCGCGTGCATGTATACTGCCCAAGACGCTCTGGGCACGAAGACTACACTTGAATGGTCTGGTATGCCACCTGTGAATGATTCGTACACGTCTGTTGTCTACGACTTCGAGCGCCCTCCTGTCGTGGTGTCGGATGCTGATGACTTCACTGGGCGACCGCTGCCAGCTAAGGCAGAAGAGCGTTGGCCTAAGAACACGACGATGGACAAGATTTATAACGACTTGGTGTCGTTCACGTCCAATCGTAAGCTAGCCGACAGGGTGCAGGTCTTCGGTCGTTTGGCTGGGACCACTGCTGTTTTCGGCAGGTATAGCTGGCAGATCACATCCGCGAACTATAGCGAGACAGGTGTCGATCTGACCTGTGAAGGTTGGACAACCCTGTGGGACGTGATGAACATCTTTGATACGCCCCGTGTCGAACAACTGGAAGACCCAACGGGCCTTACACTAGAGGAACTAACGCTTAGGGGGTTTAAGCATAATGAAGCATAATCTTCCACAGCCTTCTCAGGCTTGGGGCACTGATGTTGATCGTCGAATTGCCTCACTGGAAGCTGAACTCAGGCTGCTAAAGAGCAACTTCAGCAACTCGGTTGAGAGCATTAACACTCTCACCAATAACCGCTCAACCTCTGGTGTGGCGGTTCCCTTTAATGACTCGATGATTATTCTCCATCCGGGCCGTAGTCGTGGTGTCGGCACGTATGAAGACCTGTGGTACCAGTCTCTACCTTGGGGCGATTCCGGTTCGTTCATGCAACTTACCTTGACTGGGACGCTTGAACTAGTTGTTGGCGCTGAACTCTTCCGAGACAACAGCCGTGGTCCAGCCGTCTATGTCGGTGTAATGGATGGGTCTATGGGCCACACCATGCGCAACCATTGCTATACTTCGTATAGGCCGTTTGGTCAAGAAGGAAAGTTTATTCTTGACGCTATTATCAACTACACCACTGTCATCCCATTCGACAAATACTACAATGGTTACATGTATCTAGGTGTGGAAGGCTCGGCTTCTAAACCGCAGTTGATTTACAATTGGGATGACTATTCCTATCTGCGCATGGAGATTACAGGAGTGAGGTACTGACCATGGCTACCAATCCACAAGGGATCTGGGTTTACAGTCCGAATGACGTTATTCAAAGTTGGCCCGCGTTTATGAACTTGGGCTTTAACTCTGTATCTGAAGTCATCAAGCAACTTCAGCAGAATCGCGTTCTTATTGCTAAGAACGCTGCTGATGAGACGGCCAAGCTGTCGGCTATTAAGAACGCTGCTGTAAGTAATGTAGACATCTTGATCTATCGTGCAGATACGAATGAGATGTACCTGTACACCAACAACCGATCTGCGAAGGTCTGGGGCGGCGCACCAGAGGTTCGTTATGTGAACAACAACGAATCATTCTCTCAGTGGCGTCGCTATACTCAGCACGGCGCGGACGCTGTGATTAGCCAGATGATCGACTTGCCTTCGAAGGGGCTGTGGTTGTTCTCCAACTGCATTACGTTGGATAATAATGACTCTTCCAAGGACACAAACATCGACGTGTTCCAGTCGATTGCTGGTAGTTCGTACAGCAATGTTGGCACTACCAACACGTACAATCATGCTGAGGGTGTCACGTCGTTCCGGTTGGCGACGATGCCTTACTACGCCTCTAGCCCTGGTAAGGTTAACGTTGCTATCAAAATTCAATGTAGCCCAGCCAATAATATCGGCTGGGGTGGCCTCTGCATTGGGGCCTCGAAGATCGGCTGAGTGTGCTATACTAAGTAGCGACAGTTATCAACACATTCTGTGTGGTTGCTGTGGGCGATTGGGTGAGAAAACCCCCTGGCTAGGAAAAGAGAACTAGCCAGGGGGTTTTCTATTACCTTGGCCACCCGTTGTCGAGTGTCCATTTGTGGTGTAGCTCGTGTACGAGGTAGTACACCAAGTGCCGGAACGCATCTCTCACGTCGTTGGCGTCCTTGTAGTTCACGTCCTTGCCGGTGAGCCACCAGCCGAGGTTCTTCAGCGTCGCATCCTTGACAAGCCCCTTGGCTTGCGCTGGGGTCTGGTAGTGGATGTCATCGACAAGCCAGTCAAGCACAGCGTTGACCTTCACAGGTGTGATGTCTGCTGTGAACTTGTTACTAGGGCGCAAGTCGAACTGCTCGGCAACGACAGTGGCACCAGGATATCGGTCAAGGTATCGCTTAATGAGCGATACCGTCTCGGTGTGTGTCGAGCAGATGAACTGATCGAAGTGAAGAATCTCCACCTCTTCTTCGACACGGGCAACAACAAGTCCTGTGTTAACGCCGGGATCAATTGCTATCACTATCTGCATATTTTTCCTCCCAATCATCACTTAGTACATCATATGCTGTGCCAGCATAAACGTTCCTGGCGCTGGGTGAAAGTCCACCGAAGACACCGGAACGGAACTTTTTACCATCCACCGGATACTGTTCGGCTTGCAGGCAGTCTTGAAGGCATTGTTCTTTGATAGGGCAGTTCTCGCAGAACACTCTTGCAACATCCGCGTAGAGCTTCACATCGTAGAACAGCCCGACAGGAACGTTAAGGCAAGCTGCTTCTTCGTAATTGGATGCGTTCATCACACCTCTTCCCAGTTGTTACCGACCTCTGCTTCAGCAGCAAAAGGCACACGGTTGAACACAATTGTCGCTGCCTTAGCCATCTCGTATTCCATCATCTTGGAGCACTCTTCGATGGTTTCTTCTGGACACTCGACATAGGTAGCATCATGGACGAGACCAATCAGCTTAGCTCCGTACTGTCCTACCTGTTCATTGATCTTAATTGCTGCATTGAGGCAAATGTCATTGGCTGTCGATTGTGGAACAAAAGCGAGTGCTTCGTTCTGTGTCGAAGTGTAGTCGGCGTCGGAAATGAAGAGAGGGTTGTATCTCATGCCAAACTTGGTTTGCCGCATGTGATCCTCTTGTTTCCTGCCCACGCTGTGTCGAACTTTCTGCTGCCAGTCTCTAAGCCCCGAGTAAGCACCAAGGTACTGGTTCACAACATACTCGGCCTCTTCGTATGGCTTCTCAAGTTCTGTCGCAATTGCTCTGATTCCTCGTCCATAGTTCAAACCGTACACTACACTCTTTACCAGTGCGCGTCGGTTCTTCGCGGTCTTTGGCTGTTCGTGCTTAAAAGCCTCGTACGCTTCGATTGTCGGGAACTCTTCTGGCCAGATCTTTGTCATCAGATCGTCAAAAAAGTCCGGCGCACCCGGTTGGAACGCGGCAATCATGGCTGTGTCGTCTGCAAGCTCAGCGACAGTACGCAGCTCTGCCTGGGAGTAGTCGCACGAGATGATCTTGCACCCCGGTGCAGCGACAAGGGCACGCTTGATACCACTGTCGCGACCCATCGTCTGAATTGCTGGACCCTTAGCCGACAGGCGGCCCGTCTTAGCCCCGTGGGGCAGGTAGTGTGGGTGGACACGCCTGTCTTTACCACGCTTTTGGCGCACATTCACGATGTACGAGCCAAGCACCTTGGCTGCATAACGGTAAGCGAGGAGGGCGTCGATGAACTCTGGTTCCTTGCCTTCGCGCTTCAGCTTCTTCAGATGCTTCGCATCATACGAAGGGGACGACACACCTCTTGACTTAAAGAAGACTTCAATTTGCTTAGGAGATTGAGGATTGAAGTCTTCACCAGCAATACTGCGCAACACCGCCAGATACTCGTCGCACTGGTGCTTGTACTTCTCTTCCAACTCATCAAGAGCATCGAGTGATACTTCAACACCGTTCATCTGAACGTCATGAAGCACACAAGTCACACGCATACGGTGTTTGTAGAAGTTAAGGACTTGTTGCGCCTTTTCCACCATCGGCTTGAAGTACTCATATAGTCTATGGGTCCAGTATGAATCGTAAATATTGTACTTATACAGCTTTTCTCGTGGAATGTTCTCGAAGTGTGCATTGTGCTTCAAGTACTTCTTTGCCTCGGAATCCCAGTCAGCAGCGCGCAACCAGCGACGAGCCAGAGGCTTCAGGCCATGCTCACCTGCTAGGTTGTCGAGCACGAAATGCATGAGCAGAGTGTCCTCGTGGTGATACACGTTGATACCCAGGCGTTTCGACAGGTAGGGCATATCGAAGGTCCCATTGTGACAGACAACTGTGCAGGTGTCGCACAGCCTCTTAATGGCCTCTGCTGCCTTGTCGGTCTCAGCGAGTTCTTCGGGGATAACCACACCGAACTTCCCGTTCCACAGGGCAATCGACAGGATGCGGCCAGCCGCGAACGTGTCGTTGTCGATGTCACCAGCAGACTCGATGTCAAGAGCAATCACCGTGCCTGGCTTGAAGGTGATGTCTTGCCCCTCCCAGATAACCCAGTCCTTGCCGAGTTCCAACCCAGGATCAACAGGACCGAGGTAGCCGTACTGCAACGCCTGAGCGAGGAACAGAACAGACTGTGGATTGCTGACAATCTGCTTAGGTGAAAGCGTCTTGTACGCATCACCCTTGTAACCTTTCACAGTACCGAGAGTGACCTTAATGTCCTTGTCGTTCACGTCGTCGGTGATTTCGACGTGAGTGCCTTCTGGGAGGCCAGACACCACGCGAGCGCGCTTCAGTAGGACTTGGGCAAGAACAGGAAGCTTGCCACAGTCAGTAGTCAAAATCTTCATACCTGCCCTCCTACGTATTCAATGAATCGTTCATTATTCGACTTGCCCTTAATGACCTCGCGGATTGTTCCGCGTGCCTGGGCATATGTGATGATTTCCTTCAGCTCACGCATACCACTGATATCACTCTGGAACTTCAGCATGAGCTTAGGAATCGGAACAAGGCCATTGTCGGTGCGTGCAACAAAGTTGATAAGCTTATCGACCTTGTTACTGAAATTAGAGTTCTTCACATGGTGAATGAACACCTCGTTGCTCGACAGCCAGATGGACGCGAGGGAGATAGCCTTCAGCATTTCTCGCATCGTCACAACGACAGTGCCCTTTGTCGTCGGCCCGTTATACATGGCAAGCAGAGCAGCGATACGCAACACCGAGAACGTCATACGCTCGGTGCCAGGGAACAGCTCACGGCTATTCAGCATGTGTCGCTCAGCCATGACCTTGGCTTCCTCAGAGAAGTCAATCCAGCGCTCGAACACACCAGGCTCGAACTCGATGGGGATGCGGACTTCCTCGTTAGGAAGGCGCGACGCTTGACGTGCACTGAATTGCGCATCGAACTTAGCGACCGACTTGATAAGGTTCGACAGCATGAAGTCACGCTGCTTGTCTTCGATCCTGCCTGTCGATGCGCTTACGGTCACGAGCTTCACATCCTGAGAGGATGTGATGTACTTGTCCCGGTCGTCAATAACAACAAGGCAGCGGGGTGTGAAGCCGGACTCCACCTTCTCGGTCGTTAGGTGCTTCGCGGCCTGGTCCAAGATTCCTGTCCCATAGAAGGTCATGTAGTACGGTGTCGCTGTCTGGTAGGCAACCTTGCCGCCCTTGTCCTTACGTGCGACAGCGGGGATATACCCGTCATAGCTCTTAGTAAGGAATGGCATCATCGAGGCCATGTAGCTGCCCTTCTGGGCTGCATGTGCGAAGAAGTCCTGCACCTCGTCAATAGCGAAGAGACCAGACTCTTTTGGCTTGGTTCGCAGATACGCGGACAGAGCCTCACCTGTCGAATCTTCAGGGGCAATGAAAGCGTCAGGCCCCTTGCCAATGCCTATAGCCACATCACGCATCATGCCCTCTGCGAGGCGCAATGACGTTGACTTACGGGATTGGGTCGTACGTCCCAGCACAAGGAAGTACAGGTTGAGTGGCATTTTTTGGACATTGATGGGCAGAAAGCCATACTTCGCAAACATCGAAGAAAGAATGGCAAGAGCGCCAGCGTAGTGGAACTGCTTAGGTGCCATTGCCGATTTAGTCGATGCCCATGCTGCGAACTGATCGACAAAGAGGCCCATAGGTTCTTTTTCGCCCTCATGCAGGAAGTTCACATCCTGGAGCACGAGTTCGCGCGCTTCGCTCAGAAGATACGAGGACCCGATACGAGTCGATGCTTCGAGATCATTCTCGGTTGGTCCGGTATGTTCGGCCTTCCAGCGTGCATAGTCACGGTTGACCTGCTTCCACAAGTAACCATCACCTCGCCCGTCCTGTTCGAACTTATTGAACTCAGTTCCACGCACGACTGCGAAGGCTTCAACAATTGAACAGCCTTCTTCCCACAGCGCGCACTGAAGATGGTACATCCTCGCGCTGCGGTCTTCCTCTGTGGCAAAAGAATCATCCGTAGCCAGGTCCGTGATGTAGCTACGATTCACCATACCGAGCACTTCAAACATGGATGGGATGTCGGTCGGGAAGTCTTCTTCCTCAATGCCCATACGTTCGACAGGTGCGTACTCGGCTGCGAACTCGGCTGCGGTGATAGCCTCGTCGTTAACGGTGAGAGCGATCTCCCAGGGCTTCACCTTCTTGAGGTTATGCGTGAATGGCACGCGCAGCTTCTTGGACAGGGGCCAGCCCCGGTCCATGCCGTCGTTGGCGTGCACCTCGTAGAGTCCCCGCGAGAGGGCTTCAAGCATGTCGTTCGACAGGTCGTCTGCGTCAGTGAGAAGCCAGTATCCCTGCCAGTGCTTTTCGCTTGTCTGGACAGTGATAGATGGTTGAATCTTCAGCTTGTTGAGCGGGCAGTCGTCGCCGTCTGCCCACACACACGAGGCATGGATGACGTTATCCTTGGCCGCGTGCCTGGTGTTCGACAGGGCCGGGGGCTTGGTGTAAAGAAAGGGGCTGTAGTAGACATCCAAGTCCGCGTGGGACTGCGCGTACGCTACCATCTTGTCAAGCTGCGCGGGCAATTCGAACCAGCGGAAGTTGGTCAGGCCGCCCATAGGCCCCTTCAAGATGATCGGTGTCCAGCCTTCGCCCGTTGAGAGGACTGCCTGAAAGAACTGTGTGAGGTCCATCGCTCTCCTTTCTGCTTGTATATAGTACGGCGGGCCGTACCTCACTGTCAAGATACGGCCCACCCGAAGGGATCAGAGTTCGATCCGAGAAGCCCTCTTCTTCTTAGACTTCTTCTTGGCCTCGTCCCACTCAACCTTCTTGATGTTGTTACGCTTGGTGACCTGCCCATTGTATTCACTGTCTTCGACATCGACAGTGATCGTCGCTGTCTTACCAACGATGTCGCGTTCGACCTGGTAGTAGTACTCACCAGTGCGAGCGGTTAGCTCTTCAGGCCAGGCGTTGCCGGATGCTTCGCAGAACTTCGGCAGGTCCCAGTGGAGACCCTTCTTTGTCTGAAGCACCAGCCAGTAGCGAATCTGGCGCGCCGCATGCTCACCCTTGATAACAACAAAGTCCACGGTGTACATGGGCTTGTCATTCTTGGATTCACCAAGCTCACAGGCATCGACAGCCACCTTGTACTGGCCCTTGGGTAGGGGGTCAAAGCTCATGGACTCCGCAACGTCAAGGGTCATAAGCTCATCGAAATTGATCGCCATTGTAATCAGTTCTCCTTCTTGTTGAGTTCATTGTAGTGGTCGATTGACTTAGGCAGCCAACCATAGGTGTTGATCCGCCCGTGTCGAATAACAGCGTCGGGCGCGGGGAAGGTCTTGTTGTCTGCTCGGAGGCGGTACAGGATGGTAGTCCGATTAACCCCGGTCATCTCAGAGACATCCTTGATCGACAGGTACTCAGCCATCATTCTCCTTGATGCCGCAATTCTCCTTGATGCCGCAATGCTCATGGACCCATCTCATGATCTTCTCCATTGTCGTGTTGCCGGAGTTTGAGGGCATTGGGTCAAACCTTGTCTTAGCCAGTACTTCGGACGAAGACCGGACAGTCATGACTGTGACCAGCACTTCGTTGTCGTCGTCTCCAACATCCTGCCATGTCATACGGCCAATAATGTCAAAGATACCTGGCAGCTTTTTGAATGATTGCCTGCCCTCAAACGATGGGCCAATCAGCGACAGTCGGGACACATCGTTTACTTCACGTGCCTCATGCGTAATGCAGATGATGTTCAGGCCCATGTCGAAGCTGATCTTGTTAACCAGATCAATGATCTTCTCATATGTGGCGTCCCACATTGCGAACGAATCCCTTGGATTGGTCGCCTTGAAGTGGAACTTGATTAGTTCCTGCAAGCGGTCAACGGTGTCGATGACAATAGTCTTAAATGGCATGTCATCACTGTTGCTAATCTTAACCAAGAGTTCTGCGAACTCTTGGTAGGATGCAGGTTGGACGACGAGCATGCTATCCAGGTCGCCGTACTTCGCCGCAGGCGCTGTACCACGCTCCAAGTCAATGTAGAGGACCGGTCCCAGCTCCTCAACCTTAGAGGCAGAGGCAGCGAGCGAGGTCTTTCCAGTTCCCGACATGCCATAGATCAGCATCTTGATCTTAGGGGTAGTGATGCGAGGGTCGGACACTTCGATATCAATTCCCTTCAGGAATGAATCAAACTTTCCCATGTTTCTCCTTTCTTAGCGCTTAAAAGTGCAGTAGTAGCAGCCGGGGTGGCTGTCGAGTTCTCCAAGGTTGTCCCGATTTTCGTTGGCCCACTTGAAGATTTGATTAGCACGTTCAAGGACTGCAAGAGCTGCGTCACGGTTGTACTTAAAGCACAGCTCATGACTTGCAACCATGACAGATTCTACAGTACAGTCTCGTGGGAACAAAACCAGTGAGGTGTGATTCACCTCATAGCCAGCATTTTCAAGACCCAATGCGTACAACATCATTTGATAGTAGTACTTTTTGAGCTGGCCTTCGGTCATCGAGTCCGAGTAGAACTCAGGGTTACGGTCCTCGTCAAAGAACGTGGCAGACGAAAATGCCTTGATCTTCTTCTTCGACAGAACTTTATAATCTACGACATGGCCCGTCGAAACATCAAACCCATCAGCAGTGCCACGGATATCCCCATACCCTTCGATTGTGCCGACAGTGACTTTGGTTTCCTTCAAGTAATCCTTGAGGCCAATAACGTTCTCAAGATACAAGTGGAAAGCAGTCCCTATCATTGGCGCAAGGGGGTAGTTCTTTTCATCCTGGTGGGCACCCAGTAGCTTCTCTGCCAAGCAGCGCTCACACAAGTCTCCTAGTTCACTAGGTCCTACCTTACGCTGCTTGTCTCTTGCAGAGGGCTTGGTGAGTTCTTTGATAATCCGGTCGTAGATTTCACTCATTGGCTTCCCACTTCTTGTAGAACGCCTCACTCATCACATGGAGGTTCCATGCGTATGTGTGCAGGTCATCAACCGATGACTCGACAAAAACCAGAATGTCTCCCGGCTTGACTGTCTTCCACATTTCCCGTGTACCAAAGATAGGTACCGTCGGAATCTTACGTGTGACCTTATCTGAGCCAGATTTAACACTCCATCCTGTTCTCTTCAGTTTGTTGATATCAATGGTGTCCCACAAATACTCAGGCGGGACTTGAAGAACAATCTTCTTCTGCATGGTGAACACCCTTCGACAGGCCCATCAATAGGGCGGTGGCTTCATTGGAGTTTCGATAGTCGCCAAGGTACACGACCTCAACGATCTCAGGGCATGATGCAATGAGATGAGCGCAGCCCTGGCACGGGTAGTGAGTCACGTACAGCGTGTACTCACTATCATGTGACTGCATCTTACGAATAGCACCACGTTCTGCGTGAACAGTGTTAACACAGTGCCCATCAATCATTCGGTGACCACCTGTGTCACAAGGCTCAAGGCCGTGTGGTGTCTCATTGAAAGCACGGGACACCACACGACCGGTCGCGCGGTCAACGATCACACACCCGACATGGGCACGATCACATCTTGACTTAGCAGCCTCGTCACGAGCGGCCTTGATGAACTCTCTCATCGAGACAGAATCTCCCGCTGCTCAGGCGTGAGACTCTGTGCCCACGCAAGAATCTTCCGTGCGTAATCCGTCAGTGAACCACTGTCGGTGAGCAGACTAGGCCCCGACTTCTTCCGGTAGTCAGTGAACGCGAACCTATCCCCATCGACGTACCGCAGCAGACGACACAGGACAGAATTACGTCCCACGACGTAGTTACCGTCCTCGTCCTCGGTGAGTGCAAGCAGCATACTGCCATTCAGCCGGTCAGTGTAGTGGTTCTCACCGACACTGATGTCTTCAGCGTAGAAACCACACTCGCTCGTAATGTCATCGACCCACATGATCGACAGGTCGATAGGCTGGGCCTTCTTGATGTCGATGTGTGCTGAGGCCATCTCGCGTGCATTGCACTTCAGATCCTCGGTGTATGGCACAGTGAAGACCTTGTTGTCAAATGGATCGACAACAGCCATTTCGTCTGTGCCACTCCACCACTGAGCACACACTGACCCCTTGTCGTTGAGTAGAACCAGCCGCCCGTTAGGCAGTATGCCAGTGCCCATGACCGCGCCACTAGGCATGGTGACAAGGCCGTCTTCGATGTCAAGGTACTGTCGCTTGTTGTAACGGATGGGAAGATTCTCCCAACCATAGCCCAAAACAGGCGCGTAAATATCACGAATTGTAATTGCCAACTGATTCTCCTGGTTCGTAATAGTGAAACTCAATGATCGGGATGTATGTCCGTACAACCTCGTCCACACTATAGTGAATGTAATAGCGGATGGTGTCGAACTCAATAGATGCTATACGAGATGTGTATGGGCTGTCACCATCCTTACGACTAAACACATATGCAGTCTGGTTATCATCTACCGACTTGTCCCTATCCGGGTTGGCACGCTCAGTCAGATTCACAAACACCTCCCAGCTATCGAAAAGCGGGTGGATACCCACGGTCGAGCCATCCGTGAACTTGATATAAGCAACCTTATCTTCAAGCCAATAGTTCTCCACAGGCTTCTTCATAAGGTTTGCTGCTGTTGTATGATTGAACTCTACAATTTCCATCATTCACCCCAGGTCCCTAATCTTACGTACGATAATCACTCCCATGATAAGGGCAATAACAACCAGCACAACCTTCATTGCAATGTAGCCAACGAAAGCCCAGACAATCCACATGAACCACGACGGGAACCAAACTCCCGTCACGATAAACAGGATGCAGAAGATGAAGTAGGTCCAGGAAGTGCTGTATTCAGTGGTGTTGCTAGACAAGATGTCTCCTTTCAGTTTGTTGTTATCTGTTGTGGGCACCATTGTGAATAAGCCAAAGACAGTGCCCTACTTGGGCGGCATCATCAATCTCTGCGAGAAACTCCAACGGTGTGAATGTTTCACCAAACCCATCCACCCAGCACCCACTACCACGTAATGCGCCTTCTTTAATGCAAAAGATGTAACACCTGTGTGCAAGTCTCACGACAGTGCCCCGCACCATCAGGTCTGAGTATTTTGTATCAGTGGTGAACCCGACATCAGCGCCGACAAAGACAGGCAAGATCGTGTTACCAATTTTCTTATATAGCTCCCAGCTATCATCGTACAGGTCATCCCAGTCCATTGCTTTCTCCTTCCGTTGTTAAATGAACACTGCGGTAAACCAGTAGTAAATAACATTGACAAGCGCCGTAAAGCTAATCATACCAGCCATGAAACTAGGTATAGCATAAATGATAATAACGGCTAGACGATCTTGTGGGCATTTCAAAAAGTACCAGCCAGCAGAGAACATACCCACTGTGATAGCGCCCAGAATCACGATCAAAACCACGAGTGTTGCGATAGCGTTAAACATTCCCATTTTAGTCCCCCTTTCAGTTTGTTGGTTTATTTTCAGATAAGGCCGCTGGCCTTCAGCCTGTCGAATCGTTCCTGCAAGCGTCCCAGAACACGGTCATCCACCGTGTTGGTAGCCTGAATTAGGAAGCGATTGACGGCTGTTGTTTGTCCTTGCCTGTTCAACCGGCCAGTCGCTTGCTCATTGATTACGAGGGAGTTTGACTGGCTCAGCCATATCTCAGTATGACACACTCGCTGGAGTCCGTCAACTCCTTCTGACATGGCTTCATGCTGGGCGACAATGACGCGCACGTCGCCGTTAATCATGTCTTGGAAGTCACCACGAGACTTGCCAGAAACTTCCAGGGCTTTGATCCCAGCTTTCTTCAGACGGTACAGCGCCGCCTTAATGAACTTCTGGGAATGAACCCACACAACGACAGGTTCATCTTCTGGCAGGTCAGCAATAATGTCCATCATGGCGTCGAGCTTGGACGACTTACAGTCCTCCTTGTAATCGACAGTCCCGTCCTCGTTGAACGAGGGGACTCCCAGCGTCATCTGTCGCAGACGCAGGTCCAGTTCCATAGGGATCGACAGTGCCAGGGGATAGTCACCTAGGAACGTGAGCGCCTTTTGTTCCAACTCGTTGTAGAGTTTGCGTTGCTGCCGGGTCAGCTCCACTTCCACGCGGTGAACGACAACACCGGGAAGCTCAGGGTTGGCCTCGGCCTGACTCACCTCGTGATACGAGGGCGCACCACGACGCACCATGCCCGGGTACTTTTCTCCCGAAAAGTCTTTCCCGTATGCGGACCAGGGATTAAGTTCCACCTTGAAAAACTTTTCACAAAAGTCCCAGTACCCTCCGTAATGGTTAGGCCACAAGAACTTCAGTGCAGCCCAGATATTGCAGGGCTTGTTCCCCGCTGGTGTCGCACTCAGGGCGAGGCGGTACTGCGCCTTAATGTGTCGTGCCACGTCAAAGTTGAGCGAGGTATGGTTGCACGCGCGATGCCATTCATCGGCGATTACCATCCCAAACTCAACACCGTAGAATGGCTGGGGCATGGACTTGTACACCATCTTCTTGGCGCGCCCGTCCCAGCGCTGTTCCTTGTTACGTGAGCGCATAAGCTCCCAGGTGATAAAGTACACGCCGGGCGTACGGTTTTTCAGATCGTTCCACACTGCAAGCGCGGCCTTGGTTTTCTTACCACTAAGCGTACGCATGTCGATACCCGCGAGGGTCTTCCAGTGTGAGCGCCAACCGGACTCGGTACGGACAGGGGCGACAACCAGGATAATCTGGTCCCCGATAGTGCTACCGAAAGCATTAAGCGTGTTCCACACGCTAATTGCCGTCTTGCCCACACCAAGGCCCGCGCCTACCAGGCCCGTGTACGGCGTTTTGCTGTTTGCCAACCCTTCCAGTACACGTTCCTGGTAGTGGCGCGGTGAGAAAGCCATTTAGTAACCCCTAAGTTCAGTCTGTATTGTAGTAGCTCCCCTTAATTAGTGCGGATGCTACGTAAAAGACACCATCATTAACAATGCCCTCGGCATATGGCAGTGCCTTAATTTCTTCCTCAGTCAGTTTGTATTCGGTTTCAAAGTCAACGACAGTCAGGCTAGGATCACACATAATGATCCCGTTTTCTGCCTCCCAGATGAACCCAGAGTCCTGTCCCTGGTAAGGAACGTTGCCATCTTTCGTCAACGCTTCAACTGTTGTCCAGGGCATCTGCATTAGTTAAGCTCCCTTGCAACGACAGTGCAGTAGAACACACCGTTCCGGACAACCCCCTGTGCGTACTGGCACTCATACAGAGAGTCACGGTCGAATGTTGCGACAACCTCGGTAGGCAGTGCAACATCGCTAGGCTTGACGCCTAGCATCTCGTAATCCTGAATCCAGATGAAACGCCCGTCGCTCGGCTTATCGTCCCATTCGACAAAGCCAAGTTCCCCAAACAGGTTTTCGAGAAAGTCATACAGTAGGCTGTTGTCATCCCAATACTCCCAAGCGTTCTCTGCGTCTGTCTCGCTATCCTTGGAACGCTGGTAGCCTTCGATGTTGTTTGAATTAAATTGCTCATTGAAAATGTCATTGCTCAACTCATGCAAGTTGAACGTGTCGCCGTCTACCCAGTCAGAAAACATTAGAACCTCCCTAGTGCGTTGTTAATAATGGTGATGAGAGACGCATTGTCCCCCTTGTCGAGATACTGTTGAACTGCGTCCCGACCGCTTTCAGCGTAGATGGCCCCGACAGTAACGCCCTTGGCTTGGTCAATGACGGACCACACGTCTTTCACGTCCCACATGTCGCTATAGTCAATCCACTGCTTAGCGGTTCCCAGTGACTTATGCACCATGAACAGCACGCCGCGCTCATTATAGTAGTCGTAGTCTTGCCAGCCGGGGAACTTGAAAGCCTTGCAGTAGCCCTCAAAGATATCCGTCACATTCATGTCATACAGGGCCACGTCGTGAACCTCACAGAACCGCATGATGCGCTTGAATAGCGTGCACTCACTGTCCTCTTCGACACACCCATAGGTGAACATGTCGGGATTCCCGACTAGTTCGACTGGCTCAGGTGTATCAGTGTCCCGCATGGCAACGTAGATGTTGCCGTTGTCGGACTGGAAGACGCACACATCTTCGTAATCCTGTCATGCGATGGTTTTAATACTCATTTGCGCTCACTTTCAATATAGATCGACAGGCCGTTAGGCAATTCAATTTCGGCTCCAACGCCTAGGTTTTGGTGGATAATTTCGGCGGCCCGCATTTGGCGTACCGCCTCGTGCCACATGGTGGAGTACTCCACCAACTCGTTATCTTCCAGGGAACGGGCAACAGCTTCAACCTGTTCGACAGTGTATTCACTGTTGCCCGTCCCATACTGGTTCCACTTCATCGGAACGTTGCGTACACATCCGACACAGTAGTTGCAGGTGACAGATCAATCAGCTCCAATGCTGCAAGTTTTTTGGTATTCAGCTTAGGCTTGTCATAGACAGACTCACGCACGGCCTTAGGCAGTTTCTTAAACGCCGCAAGCTTTTCAACCGCCGCCGCGTTAATCGTTTGTCGCACTGCAAACGTAACGCGCGTGTCGCCTACTTGAATCTTGTCCCCCGGCTTGAACTGTGCGCATAGTTCCGCCTTGAGTGCGTCCCGCGCCTCGGTCAGTGCGCTAATCTCGGTGTTGAGCTTGTTGATTTTGTTAACCAGAGTTTCGGTGTCAGTCATTGTTGTTCTCGCTTTCTTTGTGGTGTCAGTAGATGGACGTAGGGACAAGCGCGGCCATGAAAAACAGTGCATACCATGCGACCGCGAACATTAAATGATCTTCCTAATCAGGTTGATAGCAATGGCGGACGCGATACCTAGTTCGACAAATGCTTGCCAACCAGCAGGGTCTACCTCCCTAGCAATGTCGCTAGCCTTGTATTCCTTGCCGAGTAATTTAATTGGTGATTTGGTATCGTCCATCGCATCGGTGGCCATTTCCTCGTAGTCCTCGTAGAGTTGGAGGCCACCGTTGTAAGTGACAAAGTCCCATTCTCCCGGCTCAAGCCCCAAATCCTGAGCACGGTACGCGACTGTAGTGCTGAAGTCCCTGAGCGCTTCAATGTTGTTGATCTTAATCATGTCATTCTCCCTCGTATAGTAGTAGTAGTGTTATTGTCCCAGCCGTTACGCCCATAGTCCCATAGAACACCATCTGTGCATGGCCTGTAAAACTATAGGAAATAAGGGCGAACACGCCGAGTGCGATTAGTAGTACTGCGCAAACCTTAATTTCCATCATTCTCCCATATATTCCGTGATATACAGTCGGATAGCGTCTTCCTCACTGTCGGCATAGATACCTGCCAGAGAGTCACCGTTGGAGCAAGACACTACCCAGACGTAGCCGTCTGCCCATAGGGAATACTCATGCACCCATGACTCGCAAGGGTTGGCAGACCATGCTTCCTTGCGGAACGCGGCCGCGAACAGACGGTCAGCATCCGTCCCATACCAACCGACGTACACCCAATAGTCAGGGCAAAGATTCTCCCATTCTTCCTGTGTGGGGATGCGCCCGTGTTCCTCATGGAAGTTATCAAACTCCCACATTGCAGGACAGTCAGTCTTTGCAGGATGGTGCAGGATGCAACCATGCGGCCCGCCAATGACACACAGTGCATCGGCGCTATCTAGCCACTGTGTAGGGCACTCGGTGCATTCATCCTGCCCCACTTGGAAAGTGTGTCCGTTGTACTCCCATTCGTCGGGAACGTAGACAGTGTGCGCGTGCTGAGTCTAGGTAAGTTCGATGGTCATTTTTTGTTTCTCGCTTTCGCTTGGTTGGTTTGTTGTCTCTAGTCTATCAGGTTGTTGGTCACTCTGCCATGTTGACTACTTCACATGTCTTTGTGTCGTTGTCCCAAATGAACATGTGCGCGTAGCCATGCAAGTAACGCAATTCGTCAAGGGTATCGCCCTCGTTGTCAGACTCCCAGTACCAATAGATACTGTTGTCATGGGTGTTAGTGCGACAGTGCCAGACGCACCCGTCTACGTTAACGTACACGCCGCTAGGCTCGTGTTCAGAGAACAGGTCAAGCAGTCCCACAAACTCATAGCCTCGTTCGGTAAACCAAGGGTTAACACGTGTCAGGTCCCATCCCTTGTCGGGATCAACGTAACCAGTTACGTTTTCCTGCATAGATTCAAGCGGGTAAGTCTTGTCAGTAATGACACTCAGCAATTCTTCCCACATGCTAGTCACCAACCCAACAGCATACCGAGGAAGACGAACCCCCACACGGCTCCGAGGATTATAGAATCTATGCCAAGGATAGTAGCAGCCAGATCCTTTTTGCCTGTTATTAGCAGCACAATACCCAAAATAACCATGACAAAGCAACTAGTAAAGCCGCTAATAAAACCTGGTGTACTCATGTCAGTAGTCTCCCTCCGAATTAATAAGGTCTTCCAAATAGCCGATGGCATTGGCAATGACGAACTCTTCCCACTCAAGACCATTTTCTATATCTTCCTGATAAAACCCCCACAAACTATCCTGTATGTCATTAGTATTGAAAATATGCTTTTTATAATACAGAAATCCATCTTGTTGACCACGCCGCTCAAACTTGATACCCTCAATTCCATACCAATTAGGCAACATGTTCACTCACCCCACATCTCAAAAATAAGTTTGTCAAGATAATATACTGCGTTGGCAGACACATAAGCTACCCATTCATGGTCATTGTCTATGTTCCCACCGTCTTCCACGTAATACTCCCACAACGCGTCTTCAATATCCCAGTTGTAGAAAGTTCGCCCCTTGTAGTGCAACAGCGGGTCTGACCAAGGCCCGCGCCATTCAAACCCAATACCAGGGATACCGTACCAATTAGGCAACATGTTAGTTCTCACTTTCCGTTAGGCTTAAACAGGTAGCTTTCGACATGACAGTCAAGGGCGTCACAGCCCTCTTCAAGCCAGCCGATGCCATGCATGTCCGTTTCAATTTCGGTAGCGGGGATGCACTTCCAGCCCTCGTTCACGATAATCTCGTTAACAACACTGTATAGTGCATCCGCCACACACTCAGACATAGCAGAGATGCGGGCGTTAGATACCATGTTACGGCGACGAGCGGGGTCCCGTTCCAGATCGTAGCCAGGGTCCAGGTAGTCCCATTCATCGGGACGGCCCATCTTGTCCCACGCAAGGAACACTACTGCGTCATTGCACCAACCGCCGATCAGGGTGCACACATCGTCCCAAATGGTGCTTTCAAGTGCTTCCCCATTAATCACAGTGCCCGCGAACTCAACAGTAAGCTCGGGCCATACGAGGGCCTTAGCGACCTTGTAGGCGTATTCGTTAGGCAACATCGTTGTTCTCGCTTTCGTACTCGTATTTGGTAATCTCACGTGGTCCAGTGTAGTAGTCGAACGTGTAGACACTACGCTGCGTCCCATCCGAGGACGGCACGGTTACGCGGCGGGGTAGGTAGCCCTCCCTAAAATACGCGTATTGCCGACGCTCACCAGGAAATTTATCCTGGAAGAAAAACGATAGGTTATGTGGCTTGAAATCTTCCTGCGTTTCGTTGTACCGCACCCTAGACCAACGGCCACTAGGCGTACGGTACTCGGTCCAACGGGTGACCATGGCGTATGTTGTGTCTTGCATTTCGCGTTCGCTTTCTGTGTTTGACTAACCACCTTGGTTAGTGCAGTTCCCGGCGTGGGAGTTGAACCCACATTTGCCTACCGACAGGGCCAGGATGCCTAGTTGACTAGGCTTCCACCAATTCTAGGGCGGCGACAATAAACACTTGGTTCTCAAACGAGACTTCCATATCCATTGCTCAGTCCCCAATTTCAGACGCAATAGCCGCGTCTGCCAGGCCGTCCAGGGCGCTCACTACCGCGTCGATAGCGGCGAACATCTCGGCGTTGTCCCGGTATTCGACAGCCATTTTCTTGAATGTGATCTTGGCAGCGGTGGTAGCCTTGATAACCTGCATGGTATCCTTGTTGATTCGCATTTGTGTTCTCACTTTCTGTTGTGTGGTTTTGCCTATGACTTAATAGTATCTAGTTGTCGGGTTGTTGTCAAGCTGTTAGTACGTGAACTGACTCACATTGATAAACTGTCCCCCATTACTTCACGGCTTCAACAAGCGCATCTAGTGCGACGTAAACGGCTTCCTGTTGGTCTGGTGTGAGCGCGCTCGTTTCCATAACAAGCGTCTGCAAGTCGAAAGCAGCGATGAATACGCTAGCCTGTACGTACTGTTTTTCGGTAATCTGGTTGTCCATTGTCTTTGTCTCCTAAGTCGGTGCGGTGCTGAAAAGTTCTCACTATTCGTGGGTAGTTCAGTTGTCAGAAAAGGTGATATATCCTGCGATGCAGGTCAGGGTTACGGCCCAGATGGGCACAATCAGAGTGCCCATAAGGGCGGCGACGTTGAGTGCGAACAGGAGCATGGTAGGCCCTTTCAGGTTGTGTGGGGACGGGCCGTTAGGCCCGTCCCGTGGTTTGTTGGCCTAGTACCCGAACCAGGCGTGAGCGTCGGTCTGGGTATCGAACTCGCGAATCACGCTGTTACCCGTCGGGACGTAATCCTCCCATGCTTCCAGGTCCCGCATGATGCGGTCCATTTCGCGGCGCTCACGGGCGCGAATGCGCTTCGACAGGTTCCGGCGGTGGGCGGTGTACCCGCTACCGTAGCGGGCGAACTGGGAGGGGTGCCAAGCTTCCCCACGTGCTTCCTTAACCCAGTCGGGGTCGGTCTTGTAGGTGTGTGCCATGTTTCTAACCTTTCGGTGTGTTGGTGTGTGCGCTGTTTGCGCATCGTTCCCCGCCTGGGAATCGAACCCAGCTTTGTCGCCATTGATACGGGGATGTTGAAGTCAGGAGTGCTTAATCATTGCTTCGACAGTGGCCAGGTCGGACTCCCAAGCTTTGCGAGAACCATAGGCCTGGTCAAATGCTCCCAATGTTTCAAGCTTAAGTGTGTCCGCAATGAAACGACAGCCACCATTCCACGGCGACAGCCCACCTTGCTCAACCGTCGCGAGAGAAAGACTCACCGCGCCGCTCCCATCCTCCCAAGCGCCCACGTGGACGGGACCATGCTCAGGAGACGTAAACCAGCGCTCGGCAAGCATTATTTCACCTGAGTCGGTGGGTACGTAGGCAGAAACCCAGTTGGTCACGTCGCACGCCTGGACTTCCTCGTCGGTGTACTCTCGCTCGATAAAGAGCGTGCCGTACTCGGGATGGGTGGGGACTTCCTCGAAGAGGACGTCAATCAATGCAGTGTGGTCGAAGTCACCCTAGAAGCCGCCCGTGAATGCTCGAACCGCGTCGGTGACCTCAAAGTAGTTGTAGTAGCGCATTGTTTCACTTTCTGTGTGTTTGGTTTGTGCTTTCAGCCTAGCAGCGGTGCTAGGCGGTTGTCAACTTGTTAGGCTGTGATGTGGATCACTGCTTAGTGGTGGAGCTGCTTAAAGCGCTCAGGTGTGATGGTCAAGGGCATCTGAGCAATATCAGACTCGTTCACGCAGTACAGGTGGCCATCTGGGGCAAGCCAAACGTGTGTTGCCCAGCGCGGCGCGTAGATCACGTCTACGCCTACGTGCAGGGCCGTCTTGCTAGCCCACGCGCACATAGCGCGGGATTCATCGTCAACAGTAAGGCGAATCATAGTGGTTCCTTGGGTGTGTTGGGAGGGAGGGTGCCCGGCCCCGGGTGAGGGGCCGGGCGGGGGGGTCCCGGCGGCCCACGCCGCCTTTAACTGCAGCCGCGAAGTCTTCGCTGCGCAGCATCCG